CATGCAGACTCCAGATACAAGAAACCCCGCACTGGGCGGGGCTTCGCTTGAGTAACACCGGGTCAGTCGAACAGCTGCAGCAACTCAACAGCCGGCGCCGACAGATCGGGCAGCACTATCAACAGGCCGGCGCGGTACGGCTGTACCTCCCTGGCTAAATCCGGGTTGGCATCGAGCACTGCCTCGACTGTGCCATTGAGATTTCCATAATGGTGCTGACAGATCACATCGAGCAGATCCCCGTCAGACGTTCTGCAGGTCGTTGCCATAGCTCACAAACTCCAGGTTGAAGCCCTGTTTACGGGGGATACCACCTGCCAGCAGGTGGCTTTGCTCCTCTTCGATACTGACCAGGCACCAATCGCCCAGCACCTCGCCGTAACCCGTAACCAGCTTCAGTGCCTGCAGGTTGCGACCGATGCTACGCAGCACGCTCAGTTGCTTGATGCCGCCTTTATGGTGCGGGAAGATCGCACCCTTGAGCGTGATCTTTTCCTCCCCCAACCCTACTGCCTGCTGGGCCACGCTTCGACGCAGACGCTCTTGCCCAGCCCAACGGAACGACGTCTGACGACGCAGCTCGTCAAAGGCGGCCGTGCCCAGGTTGAAGTAATACGGCTGCTTTTTCGGATCGTGTGGCTGGATGATCAGCAGGTGCGGGTAAGGCGCGACCGCCTCAGGTAGCGGAGTGGCCGACCCCAACAGGCTGCCGGTAGACAGCACGTTGGACAGCGACGGGCTAACCAACCCCGCCACCCGGCCAGCCTGAGCGGTGACTTTCGCTGCCATCTGCTTGAACGTGCCGAGCCGCTCCTGCACCTGAGCGGCGCCGGTCACTGCTCGACTATACATCGACGCCACTTGCCCCACCTGAGACTGCGCCACGTTGATACTGCGCACGATCCGGCCAAGCTTGGCGCCGGCCTCAGGCCCCACGAACGGAATGTTCTCGAGTTCCGACGCGGCGCCTGTGATGCTGCCGACTGCACTGTTGAGCGGTGACAGCATGCCGTCCACGCCTTTACGTCCAGCCTCCCCTGCTGAAACCAGCCCGGAAAGGGACGACTCCAGCTGCGCCATGTAGGCCATAGGCCCTCCTTAAACATGCGGTTGGTCGAACAGTTGAGCCGAAGCCATACGCGCCGATGCTTCGCGCTGCCATGCCTCAAACAGCTGACGCAGTGGCGACTCGATTTCACGGACGACCTGCGACGGGTCTTTCACATCGCCCTGCACATCGATCTTGATGTTTGGCGAGAACGAAAACGCCTGATCCACCTTCGGCGCCGATACCGCTCCTGGTGCAGCCGCTTTGGCTGATTGAGCCACTTCGGGTATCCGAGGTGGCAAGGGAGCCGACTTAGCCGCCATGTCACGCACCACATCACCAAAACCTGCCGGCAAGTTTGCCAACTGGGGAACAGCTGACGGTGAAGCGCCATCGGCAGCGGGCCTACGCTCGCGGCTGTCGTTCATCACAGGCACCGGTGCCGATTTAGCCGGCACCTCGCGCACCGTCTCTCCCAGCTTCACCGGCTGCGTTGCCGACGCCGGTTGCGGTTGCGCTTGCGGTGGCACCAGGCCTGCACCCGGGAAACGCACCTTGTTGGCCTTCAACGCCGGCAACAGGTACGGGTCCTTGGAATCGGGGGCGCGCGGGTCATACGACACCGCCGGCTCGGTCGGCGCCGGTATAGCCACGGCTCGCACTGAGCTGCCCAACTTCGGTGCTTCCTGCAGCACAGGTTCAGGCTCAGGTTCAGGTTGCGCCGGTGGCCGCACCAGTGGCGCACCTGGGAAACGCACCTTGCTGGCCGTCAGCGCGGGCACTAGGTACGGATCTTTGGGCGCCGGGTCGATCGGGTCATACGGCACTTCAGGCTCAGCCGGAGTCGGGGTGGCCACGGCTCGCACCGTGTCGCCCAACCTCAGCAGTTCCTGCAGCGCCGGCGTGGGCTCAGTCTCGGTCACTGGCTCAGATTGCGCCGAAGCCGAAACAGTGACGCCGCGAAGCGTATCGCCCAACTTCGCCGGTGGCTCCTGCACTCTCGGCGCGGTCTCGGCTTGAGGCTCGGGCTGCGCCGGCGGCCGCACCAATGGCGCACCCGGGAAACGCACCTTGTTGGCCGTCAGCGCGGGCACCAGGTACGGGTCCTTGGACACCGGGTCAAGCGGTTCGTACGACACTTTGGGCTCAGGCGGCACCGGGGCTACTGCGTTGCGCACCGTATCTCCCAAGGCCGGTACCGGCGGCGCCGGCATTGGCTTGGTGACAGGTTCACGGTTGTCGATCACTACCGGCGCCACGACAGCAGCCTTTGGGTCCGCTGGCAACGGAACCGAGGTATCAACCTTGGGGATTGGCTTGTCCTTCTGCGACGGAGCCTGGGTTACACGTAAAGCCTCCCCAGGTGCTGCCGGACTTTCTGACTCAGCCTTGGGGGCGGACTCGGGTTGCTCATCACCAAACCAACGCTTGCCCAGCCACCCACCCAGCGATTCGCCACCCATGCCACCGAGTACAGCGCCGACTGCACCGCCTACTGCAGTGCCTATGACAGGCACCACCGAACCGATGGCCGCCCCGGCCGCCGCGCCTGCGAGAGTCCCCGCAAGGCTGCCAGCTGCACCACCATACCCTTCTGCCTTCTCATCTTGAGATGTGGCATTCATCGCGACATCGAACGCAGCAGCGCCGGCGTCAACCACGTTCCCACCAGGCAATCGCTTGGCCAGACGTGTAACGCCGCGCACCGAGCGAGCAACCTTGCCCAACTCTTCGACGCCGGTCACCACCTTCGGCGCAGCTACAGGAATAGCCGGCTTCACCAGTGGCGACTTGGGCGCCTCAACCTTAACCCCGGGCCGGACTGGTGCAGCTTGTCTTGCCTCACGCCTACGAGCCCTGCGCCAGCTTCTACGACTGCCCCGAGCAGGGGCTGCAGGCGCGCTGTTTGTGACGCTACTGCCGATCCCGCTGAATGCATCGGCATTGACCACGAAGACCCGCTGCGTGTCATCCCTGCCTGCTAGCGGGTCATTCGCCGGCGCCGCATCCTTCGGCGTTGCTCCAAACACCTTACCCAGCAGGCCAAGGCCAGTATCGACCACTTTGCTGCCCGTCTTAGGCAGCTCAATGGGCGTACGATCGCCCCGCCCCGCCCGGCCGGCCATCCTCTCCAGGCCTCGACCTCGCGCGATGTTCAACACACCCCGCCCGATCTTGAACGCGCTGGATGCCGTCTTGAGTGCGAGGATGGCCGCCACGGTACCGGCAATGCCCGCCACGACAGCCGGGAACTTGTCCGACAGCGAAGTAATGCCACGCGCGACGGCTGTCAGGCCCTTCGATGCCATGTCAGTAGCCGGGCGGATCGCATCGCCAATGCTGCGCATGGCGTCGTCAACCGCCTGGGCTGTCTCGGCCCACTGCTGCGCTGATGTTTCGCGACGCTCAGCCAGGTTCTTGTCGAGAATTCCCGAAGCCTTTTGCGAGTCGGCCTTGAGCTCCTCGTACAACCCCCTGTTTTGCCCATAGGCAGTGAGCGCCGCCTTGACCTGCATGTCGGCGAAGATATCGCCGGTGCGTAAGGTCTTTTCCAGAGCGTCCAGCGCCGCCTTGGCTTTCTCAGGGTCGACCTCCTTGTCGATCCTGGCCTTGGCCGCCTCGATCGTCTTGGCCTTCGCGGGGTCGGTCGCCTCGACGTACTTCATGGCCAGGGCCATGGACGCCTCGATGACGTTCATGCCCTTCTGCAAACCGGTGTTCAGCGAGGACTGATAGTCAATGCCAGCATCCTTGTAGGCTTTGACTACATCACCGGCGCCGATCTTCTCCATCCAGTTCTTGAAGTTGTTCGCCGCTTCGTCCGAGCTGCCGGCGGTCTTCATCTGCACCTGCAGCATCGAGCCCAGCGAGGTCACCGCGTCTAGCCCGGTGATTCCGTTTTTCTCCATGCCGGCCAGCAGTTGCGGGAACCACTTGGCCATGTCGCTGGCCTCGAAGCTGCCCGCCTGACCTTGGTAGGCAATAGCCTCCAGCGCCTGCTGCATGACCTTCGGGTCGTTGATTTTGGCGTTTTGCTGCAGCGCCTGGATCATCGACGCCGTGTCGACACCCGAAGACCCCTGGCCAATCGCGAACTTGGCCGCGACCGAGGCATAGGACAGTGCCTTGTCCAGCTCCATGCCGGCACCGACCAACTGGTTGACCAGGTCAGCCACGTCATTGCGGGACATGCCGGTATCTTTGGCCGTATCAATCACCGTCCGGGTGAGCTGCCGCTCCTCCGGCTTGTTGACGATATCGGCCTTGATCGCAATGTCACGGATGACTGCTTGATAGTTCGCGCTGATCATTGTCGGCACGGCGGCGGCGCCCGTGGCGACCACCGCCTTGCCAATGTTCGACTTGAGCGATTCCTTGCCCGCCTGCAACTGCTGGTGACCCTTGAGTTGCAGATCGGCGGCTCTCGCCTCGCGCCCCAGGCGCTGATACTCGCGACTGAGGCGACCAACCTCGATACCCTGCTTGCGCAAGGCATCCAGATTGCTGTCCAGCTTGCGCAGCAGTTTATCGGCGCCGGCCGCACCGCTGTCGTGCGCCCGCTTCCACTCTTCACGCAGCTTGACGGTTTCGCCAATGGTGCTTTTCAGCACCTTGGCCCTGTTGCCTTTGGCCTCCAGTTTCTGGATGCCGTTCTCGACCGTCTTGAATGCAGCGCCTACCGATGAGGCGACAGCACCCCCGATCACCAGCGATAACGCTAGCCTGCTTGCCATCGGTGCCCCCTATGCAAGCTCAATCCGTAAGCCACCAAACCATGTCCGCGTAGGACATGGTCAGGATCTCTGCGGCGGAGAAATTCAACTCAGCCGCAAGTCGCTTGGCAGCTTGCTTCTGCGTGGCCGGATTAAAGCTCGTCGTCTCGCACCAAAAAGTTGTACCCGGTCGCCAGGCGGTTGTAGTCCTTGTAGGTGAGGCCCTCCAGGTCTTTGACGTGAACATCGGCCAAGGAGGCGAACAGATTCAGCTCGCGCTGCTCATCGTCACCGTCCGAGGTTTGGGTCGAGTTGCGGATATCGCGGACAGTCGGCGCCCGCAGGGTGATGGTGTCCTGCTGGACACCGTTGAGCTCGGCCGGGCTGGTCAGCGTTACGGTGACGCGGTCGGCTTCGAGCTTGATGAACTTTGGCAGTGGCTTGGCCATGGTTTGGGGTCCTTGATTCGGAAAGAGATATGAAAGGGTGGGGAGGGATTACAGGCCGAGGTCCCGGCGCTGGCCGGCCAGTTGGTCGACGCCATTGATGACACGCTTCATGCCGGCCGGGTCGATCTCGTAGATGACCTCGCCGGCGACCTCCAGCTTGTAATAGGTCAGGGCCACAGCGTGCTTGAGCTCGGCCTTGTCGCCTGGCTTCCAATCCCCCATGTCCAGCTCTTTCAGGGTGCCGCGCTGGGTGACGATGACCGCTTTGGTTTCACCTTTCTGGCCCTTGAACGAGCCACGGAAAGTACCGTTGAAGGCGTTGCCGTCGGCCAGGCCGAAGAACTTGAGCGACTCTTTACGCACGCCAGTGGTGGTGAAGTTGGACTCCATCTTCTCCATGCCCACGTCCATCTCGATCGGCATGTCCATGCCACCAGGGCGGTGTTCCTCCATCTTGAGCGTGAGCTTGGGCAAGGTCAGGCTGGGCACGTCGCCCTGGAAGCTGACCCCATCCACAAACAGGTTCATGTTGGCCAGAATTTCGGGAATCATTGCCATGTGATGCGCTCCTTACGCGACTTGATCGAGGACTTCGGTCAGCCACTGGTTGGTGACTTCGATACGGAAATTCGGGTTTTCGGCCGGCGGAACGTCGGTGAAACGAATGTTCCAATACACCTTGCCCTGCTCCAGCTGGCTGGCCGTGTTGAGCACCGGGTCGGCGTAGACCTCGAAGTTGATGATTGCGCCCTGGGCTTTCAGGTCGCGCATGAAGGCCTGCAGGCCCTCGGTCACGTCGCGGATGTAGGTCGAGGTAATGCCCCGGTCCACCGCCCACTTGTGGCCATACAGAATCGCGTCCATGACCATGTCCATGGTCCGCACGCGGGTGACAAACGCCCACTTGGAATCGCTCGACAGGGTGCGGTTGCCCCACAGGCGGAACCCGTCGTCGCGAATGATGGTCGCGATATTGGCGTTGTTGAGCAGGTTGGCCCGGCACGTCTCGTCGCCGTCCAGATACTCGATGGCACGGGTGGTGCCGGTGATGCCGACAAACTCTTTGTTGGACGGCGACGACCAGAAACCGTATTCGCTGTCGGTGTAGGCAAACACGCCTGCAGCCCAGGCCGAGGCCGGCGCGTCGATGGTTGCGCTGGTGACGGTGTCCCACAGCTGCACGCCGGGGTCGACCATGAACATGCGTTTCGAGCCGAACAGCTTGGCGTAGGTGGTGGCCGCTTCGTCGGTGGTGCCGGGGCCGTCGATGATCGCGACCGCGCGCAGCTTTTCCGCAATCGACTGCATTGCCGTGGCCACCGCCTGGGTCGCGCTGTGCTTGGGCGCAATGATGAGGCGCGGCTGGGCATTGAAACGGCTCTTGCCATCGAGCAGCGCCTGCAGGCCGGTACGCTTACCGCTGGCCTGCACGCCGCCGATGATCGCAGTAGTCTGCGCCGCCGCGTCCGCGCCCTTGGCCACGCCGGTGGCGACAATGACCGCCTTGGACCGGGCATAGATGGCCTGGCAGGCCTTGGTGACGGCCGAGGCAGCGCCAAACGCGGCGACCGCCTCGCGCTCGTTGGTGATCAGCACCAGGTCGCCGATTTTGGCCGTGGCGCCTGCGCCCTCGGTAAAGGTATCGACCAGGCCAATGATCGAGGAAGACGGCAGCGAGACGTTGCGCGCGCCGGTGTCGACGCTCGTTACGGTAACGCCGTGAAAGAATCCAGCCATATGAAACTCCAGAATGCACAGGGCCGCGTCATGCGCGGCCCGAGGGTGGGAGAAAGGAAATCAGTCAGTGCTGCAGGATCGGCAGCACCTGCACCAGCAGCGCCACGGTCAGGCAGGCCACCAGGGGGCAGAAGAAGTCAAGCCGGCCATCTACGGTCCATCGCCAGATGCGCAGGCCGTCGTACCAGCGCAGATGGGCCAGGTGTACCGACTCGGCGTGCGCCAGGTTGCGCTCGCCCTGGGTGTACTCCCGGCCGGCAAAGAAGAAGACGCCGGCAGCGGCGCCGGCCCAATGGCCAGCGGGTACGCCCAGCAGCGCCAGGACTCCCCACAGGGCGCCCATGATCAGCAGCGCCGCCACGACGTGCTCAAGGTGGGTTCGGTTCATGCGTGCCCTCCAGGCACAAAAAAAGCCGCTTAGCGGCCCTTGGGGTTGACGGTGTAACCGGCGGGATCAAGCGGCGTTGCCGACGCCCTGAATGCTGGTTTGAATCTCAGCAATGGCTGCATCAGCCACCGACTCGGCCGAGGCGTGAGAGGCGCACATACGCACGCCCTGCTTGCCCTTCAAGCGCGCCGCGCGAATCTTGTACAGCGCATTTTGCCAAGCGCTCGCTTCCTGCAGGATGTTATCGGTAGCCGCCTGCGCATCCAGGCCCGCCGCATCCATCCAGGCCTGCACCGTCGGCGCCACCTCGCCCGCGTAACTGGCAGCCTTGAACGCCTCAGCTTCTTCGGCAGTGAGTTGATATTCCAGGGCGCGCAGCGGGTCACCCATGACCGTGCGACGGGCCAGATCAGCAGCTTGGTCGACCTGCACCAGGGCCGCCTGCAGGGCCGCCCCCAGGGGCAAGGCCGCGAAGTCGAAGCCCACATAGACGCGACCGTCGAACGTGACGTTGATGTTTGAAGTTTGCATGAGGTCTCCTTAGAGGGTCGCGAGGTTGGTCACAACGTGAGGCAGGGTGTTTGAGCTGACACCGGCGGTAACGCCCGCCAGGTACCGGCCACCGAAGGACGCCGGGAACGATACGCCCGTGATCGCCAAGATCAGCGGCATGCCCGCTGCCGAGCACAGCGACGCGGTCGCGCCTGGGGCATCTACCACCTCGCAGTTGATCATCTTGACGGCCAGGAAAGGCGAAGTGCCGGTGGTGTTGGACTTGATCGCGGTGTTGAAGCCGCCAGCGGGCGGGGTTGCGATACCGGTTACCGTCGGCAGTTGCAGAGACATATCGCGCATGCTGACCTGGCCGCCGAGCATGATGGCAACAGCCGCCAGCGACATGACGCCATCGGCATCGGAGAAATAAGCCGGCTTTAGCGCACGCTTGGTGCCGATGGTGTCGCTGCGCATTTCCAGCGAAATACCCTCAACGACGATATGCCCCGAATAGGCATAGTCCGACAGGAACCGCGCGCTCAGTAGGCCGCCGGTCGGCGTCATGGCAATGGCTTTTTCCAGGGTTTTCAGCGGGGCCGAAAAGCTCCCGTCAGCGGTATCCGACCCCGTCAGCTGGTTGATGTACAGCACCTTCTTGTTGACCGGTACCGCCGCAATGGCCTTAGCCACGGCCGCGTCGATGCTTGCCATCTTGCCATTGACCGACGCCAGCAAGGCGTTGGTTGCGGTTACCAGATCGCCAATATTCGATTCGAGACTCATTGTTTAATAACCCCTAGGGCAGGTGTGATTGATAGATGTTGCAAACTCACCACGGCCGTGGCGTTTGCAGCGATAGCGGCCAACAAGCCCTCATAGTCACCGCTCTGGCGCTGCTCGACCGCCTTCATGCGGGTCATGAGATTGCCGAGGCATTCCCCGGCAATGCGCTGCTTTTCGGCTTCGGCGGCCAATTGGTCTTGCTGCTGAATTCCCCGCAATTGCTCTGCGATGTGCGCCGCCGCCTGCGCCGCCAGCGGGGCCGCCAGGCTCAGGCTCAGCCCGGCCTCATTGCTGACAATCGTCACGCTGTCCGCCGGCAGCGCGGCCAGCGACAGGTCGTAAGCCAACAGCAAGTCGGTGGTGGCCGACTTGTAGGCCAGCGGCGTGGACGAATCAGACCAGACCGCCAACAGGGTGCCGTCACTCAGCAGAAAGCCGATTTCACGCACCCAAAAGGCGCGGTCGCCATCGGCCAAGGCAGTCAGGTGCAGCAGGGTGCTGCTCAGGCGCTCGCCACCGGAAATCGGGTATTTGGCCGTTTGCGCAATCAGGCTTTTCTGGTCGGCAGACGGCGTGTAGCCCGAGGTGCCCAGGGCAATATGGGTGATCTGCGCCGCAATGCCGGTGTTATCGGCCCGCAGGATCGCCGCCAGCCCGGCCTTGGTGATCACGGGTTGTAACGGGGTACTCATAGAACAGCCTCCATCGTGCTGCGCACGACGACTAGGGCACGGGTCGCACAAGCGACCACAAAGCCCGATTCAGCGTTGATCGGAACGCCCAGCGCCTCGACAGACCGCCGAGCCACGCCGAGCGACTTGGTGGCATTGGCCAGCTGCAGCCCTTGCACCGCCACGTCGATCTGCACCGCCTGGGCATTCATGCTCAGGCGCTGCAGCCCTCGCCCTCGGCTGGCATTGGCAAACACCAGGCCACTGTCGAAGCGCGCCCCCAGGCGAAACTCGTAGTGGCTGCGCTCGTTCTTCGCCGCGTCGATCAGGGTGCGCAAACGCTCCCCCAGCTGCGGCGAGATAATCGAGCCCTCCCCCTCACGGTTCTCGTTCGCCCAGGCCGTGACCTGAAACGTGTACGGGGCCGCATTGGGGATCTGGTGCCACTCCTTGAAATCCGCGTTGACCCGCACCGCCTTGAGCACCCGCCGGATCGCGCCGACTGTGCCCTTGGTCTTGTGAACCGGGATCGCTTCGCGGACCAGATCGCGGCGCTGGGCGTTGGTGTTGGCCGCCTCCCAGCCCTCGACCTTCCAGGCCCAGCCGAGCCACGGCAGGAAGTCGGGCGGGCAGCGCGTCGAGTCGGCAATGCCCCGGATCACGTCCGGGTCAATGCCCTGCTCGCTGGCACGCTCCAGAGCACGCTCCAGCAACGTGGCGTTCTGCGGCAACAGGCTCATGTCGCCACCTGCGTGGTCAGCACGATTGACGTGCAGTTGGGGTAATGCCGCTTGTCACACACGATGCCGGCAACTGGGTGCGCCAGGTCCACCTGGCTGATCCCCGTTACGTGTAACGCCGCGTAGATCGCCGAGAGGGGCAACTGCCCTTCAAGGCGGCGCGCCTCGGCAATCGCCGCATCCAGGCCTTGCCGGGCTGTCGCCTTGACGACCTCCGGGTCAGGCCCCGCCTCAACGTGCAGAACGGCCTGCACCTTGAAGTCGGTCGGCGCGCCGGACTGGACACGCGGGCGATCAGTGACCGGTCGCACGCTTTCGGCCGACAGCGCCGCCTGCACCGTGGCCACCAGTTGCGCCGGCGGCGTGGTGCTGTCCGGCCTGGGCAGGATGGCCAGCGACACGTCGCCGGGCAGCGGGTTGGCCAGGCCGGCGTCGTAGTCGCAGACCACCACAATGGCCCCGTCCGGCAGTTGCGCTTTCACCGCGGCATCGAGCGCCACCCCGGAAAACCGGGGCGAGTCGACCGATACGTTGGTCAGGTCGGCCGAGGCGGTCAGCGCGTGGTACTCATATGCGCCCCGGCTACCGGCAACGGACAGCGCCTCAAGCGACAGCCGCGTGCGGTAGCGCAACGCCTCGTCGCCCTCCATCACGGCCTCCACTGGCGGCACTGCATCGGGGTTAGCTGCGCGAATGGTCAGCCGCTGCACGCCGTAGTCGGCAGAGCGGTTGTCCAGATCGGCCCGCGCGGCATAAGCCAGCAAGCTGGCCTTGGCCGCCGCGTTGACCCGTGCGCGCATCAACAGCTCGCGGTAGGCCATGACCTCCATCAGCTTGACCACCGGGTCGGACTCCAACAGCGCCGTCCACTGGTCGCCCATGTGGTCGCGGAAGATGCTCAGCACCTCCTGATACAGCGCCTCAAACTCCAGGGTTTCCACCACATCGGGCGGGGGCAGCAAAGAAAGGTCAATCATGCGCTCACCTCTACGACGGCCGAGTTGCCCAGGTACTGGCCTGTCAGCTCCAAGCCAATCTGGCCATCTAGCACGGAAACCACCTTGACGCGCTCCAGCTGCACGCGCGGCTCCCAGCGGCCCAAGGCGCGGGCCACCTCGGCCTGCACGGCGCTTTTCCAGCCCTCATTAACCGGCAAGTCGACAAAGCGTCGCAGGTTGCTGCCGTACTCCGGACGCATGCGCCGGCTACCCAAGGGGGTGGTCAGAATGTCCTCA